CATAGTCTTCAGGTTGAGTGCTCCTACCTTCTTGACAGTCTTAGACATCTTGACTCCAAGTTGTGTTTTAGTTCCAGAGAACCCTTGTCCGACAACTTGACCTGCCCTACCTCTCATAGCACACATGAGAAGGTTTTGATACTCAAGATCGTATTGAAGAATTGCAGCAATCTGATCTCCGATGTCATTGACCTCACACAGAATGAATGCATTGTTATATGACTTGGCAACTTCCCAGATGATGTTTGGGAACAACATTGGTTTAATAGTATTGTTACGATACTTGGCAACTACCTTATGTGGGAATGTTGTAATGTCGGCAACGATGAATGCAGAGTAATCCTCTCCAACACCCCTTGCAACGTCAACCGTTATTACATAATCATTTTCTTTCCTAGGTTGTTCGTGAACATCAAGTCCAGCATTTTGTGTAAGTGGATTATCGTAAACAAGAGATTTTAATTTACTGGGAGCAATCAGAGTATCGACAGATCCGAGGAACTCACACTCAAACTCAATCTTGAACTGTTGTTCCGATGTGTTCTTGATAGTCTGTTCTTTCCAGACTTCATCCCTACCAGGAACTTCTGACCAATGAACGTCTGTCGGTACATATTCATTTACACCCCTCTCCGCATCATGCCACATACGGTAGAAGTGATTCATACCGTGTGGGGTAGAGACGATGATTACCTTCGTTGATTTACCAGAAGTAATAGTAGGATAAACAGAGGCAAAGAACGCATCTGCAATATGGTTTGGAACGAAGGCAAATTCGTCGAGGAAGAGAATGTTAAACGACATGCCTCGGACAGCACTTGCAGACGTAGAAGCTGCCAATATCTTACTGCCATTTTCTAATTCGATGTTTCCTTTATTCCAGACCAGGATTCCTTGTTGCATCCATGTCGGGAGGTTTTCATATGCTGTGGCAAGTCTTGCAAGAAGTTCTCGAGCAGTCGTTGCCTTGTTTGCCAGGATACCTATATTAACACTATCATTGAAAATTGCATAGTGTAAAAGGTAAGACACACACGTTGTAGACTTACCAGTCTGTCGTGGCATCTTACAGATGTTGAATCTATTATTGTGGAAGTTATTAATTAACTTTTCTTGGAAGTCGTAGGTCTTGAATGGTTGTAGACCATGGTCCAGGGTTACAATCTGAACGTAATTTTGTGCAAAGTAAACGGGGTCATCCTTACACTTAATATACTCTTCAATTTGTTCTTTTGTAAACTCAATTGGAGTATTCGCCTTCTTTAGAAGGGGATTACCCAGATAAACATCACTTGCCATAAAAGTTAATTAGTTCAACATTTCCACTTTCTAAGAGCCAAAGCCTTACGGGTTGGTCTACCCTTCTCATCCTTCATAGGTCCCTTCATTCCACCCATACGAGCACAGAATGATCTCTTTCTTGGACCACCCTCAGGTTGAGGTGCCTTAAGGTCAGAACCAGGATTTTCTCTTTCGTATGACTTACGACCCTTTTCGTTCAGACCACCCTCAGGATTTTTTCCTTCCTTTCTCTGCCATGCAGCAGACTTCTCTTCAAGTTCTTCAACTTCTTCACTGACACCAACATTCAGAACAGAATCCGAAGGTTGGAATACTGTCTTGTCAAATCTCAAGAGATTACAACCAGGATAGAACTTATCAAGAGCATCCTGTATTTCAGATCTCGTAGGATTTCTTACTTCGGGGAAGAAGAGTTTCATATTCATATATTTTCCTCTCCATGAGAATGAAATCAAATAGATGTTTCCAGTTCTGGGAGGAATTCTTGTTGCCTCTTCGAGTGTGGGACACTCTTTCTTACCGTGAATAGGACACTCTTCACCTTTCTTATTCCCCATACATGTTGCTTCTTCATTCTTGGGAACACAGTTAGGGACCATACGGTTTCCCTTCTTCTTCATACCAACTTGCTTATGAGAATCCCAACAAGGATCACCATCGCCCTCTTTAACTTCTTCTACTTCTTCCTTCTTGACACAGTTTGGATATCTCTTTCCAAACATGGTCTTCATACCTTTCTTCTCATATCCCTTCCAGCACTTCTCGTCAATCACCTCAACTTCAATACCAGCAGCTCTCATTGCTTTAATTTGAAGATCGGTAAACTCAGGAAGAGCCATGTACTCTTCTTTTTTGGTTGAGTTACCCCAGTTAGCAGCACCAACTTTACGACACTTCACCAATGCACCAGATGCATATGCAGAAGGCCATACGGAATAACGTGACTTGACCTTATGGTAACAAGCATCCTTAGAACCAGAACCCTTACCCTTCTTGTCCTTTGCTTCGTTGATGTCCATGTCCTCTTTTACCTTACGGTCAGTTTTAACATTTGTTGGTTTTGAAGCTCCAGTCTTTTTCTGTTGTCCTGGATCTTCTCTTCTCTTAGCAGCCTGTGCTGCAACTCTTTCCTTCTTGGACATACTTGCCCTTTTGGCTGAAGATACACACTTAGGAATACCTTCACCAGGTTTGTCACTTGCACAGGAATCACCTGTTACAACATTGACCCAACCTTTCTTACCATCTTTTGATTTGGACTTACCAAACCAATCACGAAGACCCTCCTCAGAAACGGTATGACCGTTCTCTTTACGAAGCATTCCTTTAGGGTCTACCATAAAACCCTTTGGAATATCCTTACATTTTTTATCAGTGTAGCAGTAATACTGTCCAGCATCACATTTGCCGTTCTTAGCCATTCAACTGAGGAGTATTTGATATTATTTATCAGATACCGATTGATGTATAGGTATCCAGTTCAAATGCCAATGATTTCCACTCAGAACCAAGATACATTTGTACTTTATTTTCGGTTCTATTAAAAATCAATGCACCTTGAGTTACAGTCAATGCATCTCTTTCGGATGTTGTGAGTGTTGGTGGGTAAAACTCAGATGTCGCAGTGATAATCCCAGAAACAGTGGTATTTGAAGATACGTTAGAAGTACTTGCTGCACCAGCAGAAATACCAGTTAAATTAGAACCATCACCATAATATGTAGTTGCTTCAATAGAAGTTACACTAGTAACAACACCAAGAGTTGTAGTACCAGTTACATCTAATGTTCCAGCAACTGAAAGGTTTGTTCCATTAATAAGTTGTAAAGTTTCACTATTCCATCTTCCACTGATGTTTTGTGAACCATCTTTAATATGAGCAATTTCTATTATACCATCTTCTGTACCATTGGATGCATCTAAGATCTTACCAGTAATCTTGGCATAGTTTCTCTCTACACCAGTGTCACTTTCTCCCGCAAACTTAATCTGACCCAGATAATCTGCGTCTACTGGTGAAGAACTGTTTCTATAAAGTTTTAATTCTGGACCAGCAGAACTTCCTGTGTCTGTAGAGACAATTGTAACGTTGGATGTTATATTACCACTAAAATTTACATTACTTGTAAATGTTGTAATACCCGTTATATTAATTCTTCCATCATAACTAATACCAGTTGCACCATAGTTTTCAACCCATGGATTGACGACAGATACTGTGGTTCCAATACCAATACCACCAGTATCTACCTTTAAAAATATTTTACCGTCGTAAGTATTAAGTGCTAATTCACCTGTCTCCAGATTCGAGAGTGTAGGGATCTTACCCGCTACAGAAGAGCGCTTAAACTTTACCTTTGGAGCCGCCATTATAACACCTGGTATATACCGTTAACACTTATATAAGTGTATTAATATTTATTCGAAAGATCCACCGTCACCAACTGTCTTTTTAGCTCTGGTTGTTTTTGGTTTCTGATTCGTAGATTTTAAAGACTCTATCTCAGCTTCCTGTTCCCTCACCCTTGTTGTCAGTGCCTCAACCAAATCAGTCAGTTGTCTAATTTTTGCATTAGTTGCAATCGACTGAGTGAACAATTCATTAGAAGTAGTTTGATATGATGAAATCAAATACTTTACATCATTTTCATTCATAAAAAAAGAGGGTATTGCTACCCTCTTATTTATTTTATAATATTAGGTTCAGAATGTTCCGCCATCGATGGTTGCATTCTCAATCAGAACCTCACCACTCGAACACTTGATGACTTCCTGAACACCACTACATCCACCAATATGAAGAGAACCGATTTCAAGTGCAGCTGCTGCAGCTGAAGTAAGAACACCTGAAGATTCAGATACATCAGATGACACAACGATTCTTGAAGTTGAGTCATCCCAATATACTGCGGCCTTCTTTGCTGATGCCGTATAGTAGTTGAAGATAACACCGATGTCCTTATTCAGGTCAGAAGATGGTGCAGAACCATCAACCATACCCAGTTCCAGGAGTTGGTCTTCAATGGTTGTTTGTGAGGTATTGACCTGTGTGGTAGAACCATTAACAATCAGGTTACCTTGAACAGTCAGGTTCTGACTGCATTCAACAGCACCAGTTGAATCAGTGATGCTAATAGCAGCAGTGCCATCATTTGCCTGAACTGCACTTGCCTTAACAGTTGGAGTTGTTACTGAAGTTGTAACGGTAACAGCTGCAGGAAGACCGATGGTGACAGTCTGACCAGATGCGGAAGTTTCAACTTCGTTTGAAGTACCAGCAATAGTCAGTGACTGAGAGTCGAGGTCAACAGCACCAGTTCCAGAATCACCAGCAAGGTCAAGATCCTGTGCGGTTAAATTTGTATCAACATAATCCTTAACTGCAGCAGATGTTGGTATGGTAGTATCATTATCATTAGAACCGATGCCCTCAGACTCAATAACAATTGCAGCTGCTGCAAAGTCAGCAACTTCTAAGTTTGTAATTGAGTTACCAGTGCCGTTGGCATCAATGGTTTTATTGGTAAGTGTTGCCGAACCAGATGCGGTAATAAATGATGATGAGGAGTTGTCATAGTTTGACAGGTCGTTATCAACAACGAGGTCAATAGTACCGTCACTGTCCTGATAGGTTGCAGTGATAAGTGTCTCAGTGTTGCTTGAGAACATTGCACCAGCAATGTCCTGAATTCTTTCTTCTTGAAGTGAGACTACACCAGAAGAAACATTGAAGTCGGTAGAAATGAATGATGCAACACCTTTATTTGATGTTGATGCATCTTCACCTGCAACCGTGATAGTGGTCGATGAATGAGTGACATTCATACCCTCACCACCAAGGACAGAGAATCCGTGGGATGACGGAGTTAAAGCACCACTGTCTGTAGTAACAGTTTTGACAACCGAATCTGCAAGAGTTACAGCACCAGAGGTTACACTAAAATCTCCAGAGTCAAATGATGCAACACCCTTATTAGAGTCTGTTGCATCTTCTGCAGCAATAGTGATTGTATTATCACTTACTGTGGTGTCAACACCTTCACCACCAGTAAATGTAAGAGTTTCTCCAGTGGTATAGGTGTCATTAGCACCACTATCTGCTGCCAGAGTGATAGTGGAATTGATTGTACTGAAAGAAAGGTTACCCGAACCATCCGTTACTAATGCATCACCATTAGAACCATCGGTTCCTGGCATCGTATAGGTCAAATCCCCAGAAAGGCTATTTGGTGCCTTGATGGTGATTGCATTTGTACCATTGCTTGTACCTTCGACAAGCTTTACACCACTACCAGTGGATGCAGTACCTACTGACCAATATCTACCAGAACCAACAAATTGGTTTAATGCACTGGTAGAGTTTACACCAACATACAAATCATATGAATCAGTTGTAAAACCAGGCTCACCTGCACGAAGGGCAGGGAGGTTAGCTAATACACCTCTCTTAAACTGAATTACTGGTGCTGCCACGAGCTACCCTCCTTCTACGTATAAAGATACACTTTTATAATATTATTTAGATTTAAAATGATCCTGCATCGTAATTTCTATCATTTACCCCGTCAAGTCGAATGTTATCTTGAAGCTCTACCATAAGAGCATCTGGAATATCTCCATCTTCTGCTGATGAAATTAAAATTGAAGAATTATTCACTATTTGTTTTAGTCTAAATCTTCCTGCTGCTGACTCAAATTGAAGGATTGAAGGGATACTCTTGTCTTCCGAATTGAGATCATCTGTATCGACTAATCTTAATGGCATTAGAAGGGACCTCCGTCAATATCTGCTCCAGCAAGATTTCCAAGGTCTAATTCATCTTC